ATATGTGATGAACACTAGCGGTACTATCACGTTTGGTACTACTAACATCACATTCACAGTTATTGCTGAGACAGCCGTATACAGCGCAGGAGATAGCCTAACACTTACAGGTACTACCTTCGATACCGCACAGGATATCCGCACTACAGCAAGCCCTACATTCGCTGGTGTGACTGCTCCGCTTACAGGCAACGTAACTGGTAATGTTACTGGTAACGTCACAGGCAACGTGACAGGTGACTTAACAGGTGATGTCACAGGTAATGCTGACACAGCTTCAGCACTAGCAACAGCACGTACCATTCAGCTATCAGGTGACGTAACAGGGTCTGTATCGTTTGACGGTTCGGGCAATGTTAATATGACTACTGCTGTAGGTGATGATAGTCACAACCATGTCATCTCTAATGTTGATGGGCTACAGACAGCACTAGACGCTAAAGCTGACGATAGCACAACATTCACAGCAGGTAACTACTTAACAGGTGGTGGTACATTAGGTGCTAACCGTACCTTTAACGTAGATGCTACATCAGCTAATACAGCTTCTAAAGTCGTAGCACGTGATGCATCAGGTAACTTTAGTGCAGGTACTATTACTGCTGCTCTTAGTGGTAACGCAAGCACAGCTACTTCTGCTGCGGCTCTAACTACTGCACGTACAATCTCACTAACAGGTGACGTATCTGGTAGTACTAGCTTTGATGGTTCTGGCAACGTAAGCATTACTGCTACAGTAGCAGATGATAGCCACAACCACGTGACAAGCAACATTGATGGCTTCACAGAGGCTGTACAAGATATCGTAGGCGGTATGGTTTCAGGTAATACTGAAAGTGGTATCTCTGTTACTTATGATGATGCAGGTAACAGTCTAGACTTTAATGTTAATGACCCTACAATCAGTCTCACAGGTGCTGTAACTGGCTCTGCAACTATGACTAACTTAGGTAATGTTAGTATTGCTACAACAGCTACATCAGACCCAACACTTACTCTGTCTGGTGATGCTTCTGGGTCAGCTACATTTACTAACTTAGGCAATGCTACCTTAACAGTTACTGTGGCAGATGATAGTCACAATCACGTTATTTCAAACGTTGATGGGTTACAGACTGCACTAGATGGTAAACAGGCATCAGGTAATTATTTCACAGATGGTGATACCGTCCTAAACATGGCTAATAATGACGGTTTTAATTATGATGACACCAATAATATTATGTATGTCAAACTTGATGGCACAGATTATAAGCTGTGGCACACAGGTAATGACGGTTCTGGCTCTGGTTTGGATGCGGATACTCTAGATGGTAACCACGCAAGCGCATTTTTGACAGGCAACCAAACCATTACGCTTTCTGGTGACGCAAGCGGCTCTGGTACAACGTCAATCAATGTGACAGTAGCAAACGATAGCCATACTCATGATACTCGTTACTACACAGAGACAGAATCTGACGCACGTTTCTTACGTGGTAATACTTCTGACACGATGTCAGGAAACTTGACTGTCGATAATGGCACTAGTTCTAGCATTGTGGTACAGTCTGACGATGGTGGAACGTCAGGTATTTACTTGCGTGGCAACGCCCAAGGCACAGGATTTGTTGAAGTTGCTCAAAGTAGTACATATGGCGGCGGTATGTACTACAACGGTGATGGTAGCCCTGGTTTTGCATCTGGTGAAACCTCTGACACTATCGGTTTTTACCGCATGAACTCTGGCACACGCACCGAAGTATTTTATTATGGAATCTCAGATAATAATGTAAACTTTAATGGCAATATTGCAGTCAGCGGCACCGTAGATGGTCGTGACGTTGCGGCTGATGGTACAAAGCTAGATGGAATTGAAAGCGGTGCTACTGCGGATCAGACTGCTAGTGAAATACTCACAGCCATAAAAACTGTAGACGGTTCAGGCTCTGGCCTAGATGCTGACACGTTGGATGGATACCATGCTTCATCCTTCTATCGACAAGATGCTGATGCTCAGTTTAACACAGTAGAGATTGGTGATACTACTGGCCCTATATTAAGTCAAGACCGTGATCAAAACCTAAAGGTACAAGGGTCAAGCGGTAGTGATACAGGTATTACTGGTTATGGTTCTGATAGTAGCTGGAACTTTCAATTATACGGCCAAAACGGTCAACAAGGGTTCCTAGTTTCAAACTGGGGTGCTTGGGGTGCTTATTGTGATACAAGCGGCAACTGGACAGCCACAGGCAACGTCACAGCATACTCAGACGAAAAGTTAAAAGATAACGTAGAAGTTATTGATAATGCCTTAGAAAAGGTTTCCGCTATTCGTGGCGTAACCTACAATCGAAATGATAGTGATGACTATGTACGTCAGACAGGTGTTATCGCTCAAGAGGTTGAAAAGGTTCTACCAGAGGTCGTGCAAGAGAATAGTGATGGCATCAAGACTGTCGCCTACGGCAACATGGTTGGCTTACTCATCGAAGCAATCAAAGAGCAACAGCAACAGATTGACGAACTAAAAGCTAAACTAGGAGATAAGTAATGGCTCTACAAACTAGTGGCGCAATATCCCTAAACCAAATACACATAGAAGCAGGTGGCTCTAGTGGTACAACAGCCTCTCTTAATGATGCAGACATTCGTTCATTAATTAGTAAAGCTTCTGGCGCATCAAACTCTTTTAGTGAATATTATGGTGCATCGGCTTCTTATGAGCTGACCCTATCTTCAAACCAGTCTAATGCCAACCTACGCACATTAGCTGTTAATGATGGCTGGGATGAATCAACCTATATAGAAATTATTGTCCCTTCTGGGTCATACATATATCATGGTTGCACTATTAGTGGAAGCTGGCCCGGAGGTATGAAATTAATCAATAATGGTAAAATATACGGACGGGGCGCAGGTGGACGTGCTGGATGGATTGGACCCGGTACTGCAGGTAGCCCCGCTATTACACTCTCATCAACTGGGGTGACAATTCAGAATAACTCTGGTGCATTTATTGCTGGCGGCGGCGGCGGTGGAGTTGGAGGCAATAGCTCTGGCTCTGGCGGCGGCGGCGGCGGTGGGGCTGGTGAAAGCACTCCGGGTCAGGTAGGTTGGTCTAACCCTTATAATGGCGCACCCGGCGGTGCTGCTGGTGGAGGGTCTGGTGGCTACGCTGTTAACTGGGGTGCTGGCGGCTTCTGGGCTGGCTGGGGTGGCGGCGGTGGAGGTATCCTTGATACTGATCCATCTATTTGCTATGGTGGTGGCTCCGGGGGTCACACTAACCAAAACGCTTCAACGGGCGGCGGCGGTGGCTATGGGGCTAATGGTGGCTCCTATGGCGGTTACACAGGTGGATCAGGTGGTGCAGCTATTTCTGCATCAGTATCTTACACATTATCTAACAGTGGCACAATTTGGGGAACAACATAATGGCTACAAAATACTTATATAAACAACAACCTCTTACAACAGAAGCAGAGGTAGAAGCAGCTATCACAGCTACTGTGGACATCCTTGAGAACAGACCTTCTGAATGGTGTATAGTAAAGGAATTAGGCGGTAATGCAGAAGACGGTTGGGTTATTCCACAACAGCCTCTTACTGATTATGAAATACTTAATCTGCTAGACGATACTAAATTCTATAGCGTTCAGTCTCGCTATCAGGGTGGCAATGAAACAGGCCTTAACCCAACACAAGCACGTGAAAAAATTGATGAGTACAGACTAGGCTATTGTCAATTCTGGGAAGTTGATACAATCACTAAGATGTATGATGTTACATCTGTAGACATGTCTGGTTATATGAGCTAAATTGAAAGAAGCCTAGATGTTAAGTTTTGCAGCAGTATCAGAAACAGCAATAGCAGAATCAACAGTTATACTTGATGCTTCTGCTTTTATGGCAGGTGCTGCAGCTACCACAACTGCAGGTACGATAGATACTATTCACCTAACGGCTAACCCTGTAATACCTGCTGCTACAGGTGCTACAACTGCAGGATCATTACAAGTAAATGTAAATGAAAACCTAGATAGTGTTTCTGCAGCTACGGTTTCAGGTGCTTTAACGTTAGAAGCACAGGCTTCTACAACGCTACCTGCAGTAACCTCTACTACTGCTACAACAGCATTTGATGATGTGGATGCACAAGCAAGCGTTACACCATCTGCTGCTACATCAACAAGCACAGCAGGTACGATAGACACTATTCACCTTACTGCTAATATTAGTATTACTGGTGTTGAACTAGGTATTACACCAAGCGCACCTAGCCTTAATGTAAATGAAGACTTAGGTAGTGTCTCAGCTACATTTAGTTTAGGTGCAGATGCACACCCTACCTTTACAGCGTTTGGGGATGCTCAACTATCTACAGCACAGAAAAAGTTTGGCACGTCCTCACTACTTCTTGACGGTACAGGGGATTATGTTAAGTCTAGTGCAAATAATCTACAAGACGCAAACTTTACTGTAGAGTTTTGGATATATACCTCTAATCGTTTGCAAGATGCTTACCTGTGGGATGGGCAGGTGTCTAACTCAGGTTTAGCATTAGCTATAACAAGCCTTGGTAAGATACGTATCATAAAAGATAATACTATCTTAGGTACTTTCAATAATAATTTGTCTGACAACACATGGCATCATATAGCCCTTGTAGCTAACTCAACCCTTTTAACTGTTTGGATTGATGGCTCACCTAAAGGGCAAGCTACTATTTTAAGCGGTATAGATAGCTATCCTAACCAGCCTTACTATATTGGCTGTCGCCATAATGAAACTCAGTTTTTCAATGGTTACATAGATGAGTTCAGAGCCACAAATACATCTCTGTATATGTTCCCATTCATCCCCGTTACCTCTGCGCTTACAGACACAGGCGATACAAACGCCTTGTTGCACTTTGATGGCACTAACGGCTCTACTACTATAACAAGTACAGATACCGTAGATGCTATTACCGCTAATGGTAAAGCTAATCTTGTACTACCTGCAGCAACAGCTACAACAGTAGCAGGTACAGCAGGGTTTGACGCTAAAGCTAATATCACTCTTGATGCAGCAACAGCAGATGCTGACCTTACAGTTAATGACTTCGCAGATGAAGACGCTCAAGCATCAACTACACTAAGCGGTGTATCAGCAGCGTCTACAGCTAACTGGGATACAGTAAATGGTGTATACGCAGTACAGGTTGTATATTTAAACACAGACTTTGAGCGTACAAGAACAGTCAATGTTGTTCCTTATGGCAACTACAAAGTATATGTTACACGATAGGATATTATAATGGCGTATAAATGGCCTGACCTAGACCCAAACGAAATACAAGCATACAGCGTTGACTGGTCACGTTTCCTAAATACAGGAGATGCTATCTCATCTGTAGAGTGGCTTATTAATGGTACTGTTACAGGTAGCTATGGTATTACAGATAACCTAAGTCTTGTACAACCTACAAATACCACAACGGTTGCTACTGTCCGTATTACTGGCGGTAATGTAGGAACTAAATACAAGATATCCTGTAGAGTAACAACAACAGATGGCCTTGTCTATGAACGTGCTATTAACTTGACTATTCGGGAGCAATAATAATGGCTTATGACTTTCTTGGATTAGTTAATGATGTTAACCGCCGTTTGAATGAAGTAGCATTGACTACAGCTAACTTCGCATCTACAACAGGTTATTACTCTTTTGTTAAAGAAGCTATTAACTCATCTATCCGTCACATTAACCAAGAAGAGTTTGAGTGGCCTTGGAATCATCGTGAAGAAGAGCTAACACTTACAGCAGGTACATCTCGCTACCCTTTTCCGCTTGATGCTAAAACAATTAATATGAATACGTTTCGTATTAAGCGTGATTCTACATTTGGTAATTCAACAGTAAAACTTAAACCTTTGAGTTATGAAGAATATCTTGACAAATATGTAGATAATGAGTATAACTCTAGTGCAAGTATTAGAACAACACCAGAATATATTGTTAGAACACCTAGCAGAGAATTTATTTTAGTACCAACACCAGATCAAGCATATGAGCTTGTGTATGAGTATTACCAATTAGGGTACGACTTAGAATTACACAATGATGTTCCAACTCTCCCAGAATCCTACAGAAATGTTATCGTAGATGGTGCCATGTATTATGTGTACCAATTCCGTTCAGACACCGCTATGGCACAGCTATCACAGCAGCGTTTTGAAGACGGTATTAAGTACCTACGAAGCTTACACATAAACCGTACAGACTACATTCGTGACAGAAGAGTACACTATTAATGGCAACACAATGGCAGACATTTCCTGTTGAGTTTAGAGGCGGCTTGCTTTCTAACATGAGCTTGTTGCAGCAAGGTATGGGTGCTGTAGGTTCTGCACGTATTCTACAGAACTTTGAGGTAAACAAAGAGGGTGGTTACTCAAAGATTCGTGGTTATGAGAAATTTAGTGATACTGAGATTCCGGGTGCTGATGAAGTATTAGGGCTTAAAGTAGTATCGTCAGGTCGCTACATTGCAGCACGTAAGGTTGATGCTGATGCAGTAACAGCATATCCAAGCGATCTTGTATCTGGTGACATTGGAAAAACAGCGTATTACTATAGCACAGGTACTACTTGGAATTTTACAGCCCTTGGACCTACTTCTAACGCAGGTAAAGTTCGGCACACTACATTTAACTTTGATGGTGATAACAAGATTATATTTGTAGATGGTACTAACTATCCAAGTATTTATAATACTAATGGTAACGTTCATACCTTTTTAAATGCATCTAGTCCTAACATTATATCTGACGCAGAGGGTGCAGAGTTTGTAGTAATATTTAAAAACACAGCATTTTACTCAAACGGTAATACTCTTTTATTTACTGCGCCATTTACTGTAGATGATTTTAGTGCAGCTAATGGTGCGGGGTCTATAGGTCTTGCTCACGATATTACAGGTCTTGCAGTATTCCGTGATCAGCTTATTGTATTTACCACAGATACTATTAGTCGTTTAACAGGTAATACATCTGCTGATTTTAGACTAGCACCTATCACAGAGAAGATCGGTTGCATTAACGGTGATACTATTCAAGAGGTGGGTGGCGATATTATGTACCTATCACCTGATGGTATTCGTCAACTAAGCGCAACAGATCGTATTGGTGACTTTGCTCTTGATGTTGCATCTGATAAAATTAAAGAAGACTTTAATGATTTCATTGGTGGTAGCACTCAGTTTGCTTCTTGCATCATTCGTGAGAAGTCTCAATACAGATTGTTCTCATATAAAGCTAGTCAGCCTAGGATATCCGCACAAGGATTAATTGCTACAAAAGTAACTACTCAGGGTTCTGCAGGTATTGAGTGGTCTACTATTAAAGGTATTAAGGCGTATGTATCAGACAGTACATATTCTGGTAATACAGAGTCTATAGGGTTTGCTAACTCTGATGGTTACGCTTATACTATGGACACAACAAGCTCTTTTGATGGTGCCGATATTGAGGCTATATTTGAATCAGCGTATATGCCTATTAGTGACCCGCAGGTAAGAAAAACTTTCTATAAAGCTGTTTGGTATATTAACCCTGTAGGTGACATGGCTTTATCGTTTAACGTAAAATATGATTTTGAATCCACATCACGTAATAACGTTATTCAACCAGATATTATTAATATATCTACCGCATCATTAGGTGCTGTAGCTTTCTTTGGTGGTGGTGGTTTATTTGGTGCAACATCACCGCCCGGTGCTTCATTTGGTGGTACGTTAGAAAGAATATACCCAACTAATATTTTAGGATCAGGTAATACAATAGCTTTAAGAATAGCAGACGAATCAACTAACCCAACATTCACTCTGGACACGGCTGTTCTAGAGTTTAAAACAAACGATAGACAGTAAGGACGTAACACATGGCAGGTTATACACGTCAGGATACCACAGGACAGTTAGCTAACGGCAACCCTATTGATGCTGACATCTTCAACGATGAATATGATGCAATCGAAGGTGCTTTTAACGCATCCACAGGACACACTCATGATGGTACTGCAGGTGGTGGTGCGCCTATTGAAAGCATTGGCCCTAGCCAAGAGCTAGTAGTAGAAAGTGGTGCAATATTCCCTAAGTCGGGTACAGACAACCTTATTGATAACGGTAAGTCTACATTACGCTGGAAAGATGGTTGGTATGGTGGCACAGTCACCGCTAATGCTGTAACAACTACTGCTGATGTCTCTGTCGGCGGTAATCTTACTGTAACAGGTAATGCTACTATTTCAGGTAACCTGACATTTGGTGATGCAGCTACAGATACTGTAGACTTCCAAGCTGATATTGATAGTGACCTAAAACCAGAGGCAGCAGGGTATAACCTTGGCTCATCTACACAAGAGTGGAATAACTTGTGGCTAGACGGTACAGCTAACGTAGACAACCTTACTGTAGACGAGGATGCTACTATTGCAGGTACATTAGATGTTACTGGTGCTACAGGTATTGATGGCGACTTTAATATCAACACTACAAAATTTCTTGTAGATTCCGCTACAGGTAATACCAGTATTGCTGGTACATTAACTGTCGCAGATTCCGCTACATTTACAGCAGGTGTTACAGGTAATGTTACTGGTAATGTTACAGGTAATGTTACAGGAAATCTAGATGGTATCATAGGTGGTACTACTCCCGCTGCCGCTACCTTTACAGATGTAACTACATCAGGTAACATTACAGTAGCTGGTACAGTAGATGGTGTAGATATTGCTGCACGTGATGCTATCTTAACATCTACCATAACAACTGCTGACGCTGCTCTACCTAAAACAGGTGGAACTATGACAGGTGATATTACTTTTAATAGCACCCAGCAGTTTGATGGTCGTGATGTATCAGTAGATGGTGCTAAGTTAGACAATATTGAAGATAATGCTGATGTGACAGATACGGATAATGTTACTGCTGCTGGTGCGCTTATGGATAGTGAGCTAACTAATGAGACAGCAGTAAAAGCTATTGATCAAGGACTAGCAACAACGGATGCTGTAACCTTTTCTACTGTTACGTCTGATCTCACAGGTGATGTAACAGGGGATGTTAATGGTAATGTCACAGGCAATCTTGATGGTATCGTAG